CTAATAATATTTCAGAAATGCAAGATGTAGAAATGAACATTCCAATGTATAATGATTTTGGAGAGGCTGTTGGCAAGTTTAAAGATTATGCAACAGCTCAATTTGATATTAGAATTGTTGCTGGATCTACAATGCCAGTTAATAGATGGGCTTATTTAGCAGAATTAAAAGAATTGATGCAAATGGGTGTTGTTGATGATATAGCAGTATTGGCTGAGACAGATATTAGAAACAAAGAAAATATCGCTAAAAGAAAAAGTATGTATTCTCAAATGCAGGGACAACTTTCTCAACAAGAGGAAGCTATTAAAGATAAAGATGGTACTATAGAAACTCTTGAAAGACAACTTGTTCAAGCTGGTATCAAAAGTAAAGTTATGCAAGCAGATATAGAAATCAATAAAAAGAAAGAGGAAGTTAAAAGTAATATAGAAAAAGAATATATTGATACAGAGGCAAAACAAAAGAATTTACAATCTGTTTTAGCTAATAAGGTAGAATCAACAAAAGCAAAAATTGATGCAAGTGCAGATAAAATAATAAATAACTTGCAGAATAATGTAAAGAATGATTAATATACATTCAATTATTTCAAAGTTTTTTGAATAAAATAAAAAGGAGAAAATATGTCAGAAGAATTACAAGGTAACTCGAATATTGACGAACAGCAAAAAGCTGAACAAGCAGTATTTGACTCCTCAGAAAGTTTCTTTGACGATCTGGACCAATCTGTAAATGGTATGGTTTCAGAAGGGGAAGTAACTCAAGAAAAAGCTACAGAGGTAACCCGAAGTGAAAGTGGCACCGAACAGGTAACCCACAAGGAATCACAGCCGGCTCCAGGAAATGTAGATTGGGAAAAAAGATATAAAGATTCAAGTAGAGCTGCTATTCAAATGGCTCAAGAACTTAAGAATTTAAAACCTTTTGTCCCTGTACTAGACGCTATGAAGCGTGATAGTGGACTTGTTGAACATGTCCGTGGATATTTAGAAAATGGTGGAAAGCCTAGTCAAAATGTTAAAGATCAGTTAGGTTTAAATGATGATTTTGTATTTGATCAACAAGAAGCAATAGATGATCCAGAATCAGATTCAGCTAAATTAATGTCTGCTCATATTGATGGTATAGTTCAATCTAGAGTTAATCAAGTATTAACTAGAGAAAAACAAAATGCTAATCAAATGCAACAGAAATTTATGCAGAAAAAACAAGAAGCTGACTTTATTAAAAAACATAGTATGACTCCAGAAGAGTTTGCTCAATTTAAACAGCAAGCTCAAAGTCGTAGACTTAATCTTGAAGATGTTCATTATCTTTTAAATAAAGATAAAGCAGCTACAAACGTAGCTAATAATACTAAGCAAGATATGTTAAGCCAGATGAAGAATGTTCGTGATATACCAACAAGTTCAAGTGATTCAAACAGCCAGGGTGATAATAAGAAATCACCAGACGATTCAGTCTTTGATGGATTATTAAACACTGGCGGTGGTTTAGATAACTTGTTCGGTTAAAATATTCTTTATATAGGATTGTTTGCCGAGCTTTAATTAAAGGTTCTACTCGAAGATACATTCGTATAGCTGAGAGAGAACTTAATGGAAGGAGACAATCCAATGTCTGATCTATTTCAAGTAGGTGTTTATGGCGGTACTGGCAATAAAGACCTAACTGTAGCGGATTTTGACGGGAATGGTCCAGGCACTAGTACGAATTATGCTACTGGTGATCTAAGACGTAAGTATAATTTTGGTGACAGAGTATCAGAATTAGCTATCGCACAAGACCCTTTCTTTCGATTCGTTTCAAAAGTAAGTAAAAAGCCTACAGATGATCCTGCGTTTAAATGGGCTGAAAAAAGAGGATCATATCATAAGCGTTATGCTTATGTTTCTAATCATGGTACATCAGCTCCATCATCATTAGCAGGAGCTGAAGCAACAATTACTTCTGGTAATGTTGAGGCTGGAGATACATATTATTTTACTATGATTGGTGATTACAATAAATCTGGTAATGTTCAAAATATATATGGACAAGGAACAGGTGCTACTGAAATTTCTCCTGGAGATTCTGGTACACAACCTGCATTCTTTTTACCAGGTCAAGTAATAAAAATACCTCATTCAACAGCAGTAACAGCAGGTTCTTGGGATGATTCAAGTGCTTCGGCAGCTTCAGCTCCTAGTGATTATTTGATTGCTAAAATAGAATCTGTAGATTTAAGTAGCGTGTCTAATGCTGCTAATCTAAAATGCACAATCATCAAAGGTCTTACTGCAACTACTGAACTGATGTCATATTCAGCATATAATAATGCTTTAGATGCTGTAGATGTTTCAGGTTTTTCAATAGCTGATTATCTTGAAAGAAAAAGATGCTATGTTGCAGGTAGTGCACATGCTGAAGGTTCTGGGTATCCAGAAACTTGGAAAGATCAACCTTACTCTACAAATTCTGGTTTAACTCAGATTTGGAAAACTTCAATGGCTATGACAAATACTGCTAGAGCCACTGTATTAAAGTTTGAACCAAATGAGTGGGGCAGAGTTTGGAAAGAAAAGTTGATTGAGCATAAATGGGATATTGAATCATCATTATTGTTTGGTACTCAACACGAGGATACAGCAAATGATATTCAGTATACACAAGGTGCAGTTGACTATATTTCAACATATGGTAATGCATTTAGTTTAGATGTAGCTACTAAAACAGCTGATGATTTCTTAGATGATATGTCTAATTACTTGGATCCAAGATACAACAACAGTTCTGCAAGTTTATTCTTTGTTAGTACTGCTGTTTATAATTGGATGCATAAATTAGGTGGATATTTTAAGAATAATCTAGAAGTATCTTCAAACTTTAGAGCTGATTTTTCTATGACTGGAAAGAAAAAAGTTCTTGGTGTAGATATTACTACATTCTCAACACCTTATGGTGATATGAATGTTGCTAGAAATATTCACTTAGATAGCACTAATATAAAAATGCTTGGTGTTAATCTTAAAAACTGTGCATATAGACCATTACAAGGTAATGGCGTAAATAGAGACACTTCAGTCTACGTAGGAGTTCAAACTTTAGAGAACTCAGGGGTCGATCGTAGAGTAGACTTAATCTTAACAGAAGCTGGGATGGAATGGTCAATGCCTGAATCTCATGCTCTCTGGACATAAGGAGGTTTATTATGGCAAATCCAATGTATGGACAAAATAAAGCTGATAATTTAGTTGACAAGGTTAAAACTTTAAATCAATCCCTTGTTAAAGGCAGTGTACATCTTGCAGTTACTCATACTACTAATTATGATATTGCAATTACACAACCAGCTGGAACGTATCTGAAAGATTTGATACTTACTAATTCTGGTGCAGTTGTAACTAATGGTAGTAGTGCTAATGATCTAGATATAAGTATGGGAGTTGGATCAAGTTATACTGACTTGTTAGCAGCATCAGCTTTACTAGATGATAATGGTAGTGCTGTAACATGGGCTGCTAATACACCTTTGCGAATAATACATGATGGTATTGGACATGCTGCACAAGCATTTGTTAATACTGCTGTAACAGCCGCAGGTGTTATTGGAGGTCCAGCAACTACTGAGGCTATAGCAATATTGCTTACTCCTTATAGTGCAGCTGATAGAACTATCAACATACGATTCACACCATTAACCGGAGATCTCACAACTGCAGCATGTAGTATTACTGCAACTGCGATCTTCCAGTATGTGTAAGGAGGTAGATAATGGCTAAATTAGGCGCAAGTGCTGGATGGGTTGAAAACTATGTTGAAGAGATAACTGCAACTAAAACTTTAAACTATGGTGATAGTGGAAAAGTTTTTCTTGTAGGTACAGATGCATTAGTGATTACTCTACCAGCTACTAAAGCAGGTGTAAGATATACCTTTGTTAATTCAGGTGCGGATGATGCAGTATTAATTACTGTTAGTCCAAATGCATCTGATAAAATTATAGGTACTATTGCAGCTGTTTCTATGACTGCTTCAGACGATGGCGATCTAACTAATACTAAAAGTGGAGCTAACAAAGGCGATTGGTGTACAATTGTTGGAGATGGCAACGAAGGATGGTATATAATAGGTGGCGACGGTGTTTGGGCCGGTGCATAGGTAAATAAATTTGGGGCTGTAGGCTGCGGAGAGCTTCCCCTCCCTGTAGTCTGCAGTTCCCAAAATTAACAATAACGATCTCATTCATGGGATGTCAATCCCTTAGAGAGGAAGGAAATAATTGGCAACATTTGAAGAACGAGTAGAAGGATTAATACAATATGCTATTACAGGTAGTACTAACCCTTCTCAAGATGAATTAACTGAATTCTTAAAAGATGGTGTATTAGATGTAACTAATAGATGTATAGCATTAAATCCTAGTGAGGCTATACAATTTGCTACAGTAAGTTCTGAACAAACATCTAATGGACTTGATTTAAGTGGAGCAAAAATTATATCAGTAGTAAGAGAATCAGGAACAAATAATGATTGGAGAGAATGCAGGTTAATATCTCCTCATATGCAATCTAGAGTTACTGATGCAAATAGTTTAGAATACGCATCAAAATACAATCCCGCTTATACTGTTTTAGACGATGGAGATGTACATGTGTTTCCTGCTCCAGGAGCTGATCCTAATGCATTTAAAGTATATTATGTTAATAATAGTCCATTGGACAATAGTGGAACTTCTTTAACATATGCAGATAGCGATCTATCATTATTCCCAAGCGATAAAGTATACTTAGTAGTTTTATATGCTTCAATACAATCTTTAAATGCAGTTATAAATATAGTGAATTATATTGATATAACAGGTGAAGATCCAACTAAAGCTGTTTCTCCAACTTTATCTATGTATGGTCAATCTTTGCCAACATTTACAACACCTAATTCTCTTGTGTTACCAGCTCCTCCTGCAGGAGTCGATGTAGATTTTACGTCAGTAGGAAGTATAGAAAACTTTGTATCTCCAGTATTTAGTATACCAACATTAGGAGCTATAAGTTCTATGAATTTACCGAATATTCCTGTACCTCCTGCTATTACTTCTAATTCAGTAACTATTAGTGGCACAGCTCCAACTTATGTACAACCAATATTTGCCTTAGAAAATAAACCAACTATTTCTGATCTAAGTATATCAACAGTAATTCCTGTATCTCCAACATTAGATTCTAGTTCAATTGATACAACTGGATTAACAAATCCAACATTTACTCCTCCAGTAATGACTACTCCTGATTGGAGTGATGTAAATACATGGATTTCAACTGAAGAAGATAGTGAAATGTCAGGTGCTAGAGTGCAAGAAATACAAGGTAAAATATCAGAATATAGTGCTAGAATTCAAGAGTCTCAAGCACAATTTAATAAAGAAAGTGCAATATTAAATAAAGATTTACAAATTGCTATGCAAAATGCCAATACTTATGAACAATCAAAGTTAAGTAAATATTCTGCAGAATTACAATCTTACCAAGGGGAAGTAAATAAAGAAGTTCAAGAATGGCAATTGAATTACCAAAAAGAATTATCATTATGGAGTGAAAATAATTCAGCGGGATTACAAAAATATCAAGCAGATGTACAAGCTAATTTACAAAAATTCAATGAAGAAAATGTTGAATATCAAGCTAAATTACAAAAAGATATGCAAGATGCACAACTTGAAGAATCTAAAGATAGTAGAGAATTACAAAAATATGTTCAACAATTACAATCATATCAAGCTGAAGTTGGAAAAGAAACTCAAAGATGGACAGGGGAAGTTTTTAATAAAGAATTTAATGAATGGCAACAAAAATATCAAGGACAATTACAAGAGTATCAAGCAGGTATACAAAAAGAAACAGCTAGAGTTGGAGCTTCTATGCAAGATTTTCAAGCTCAAGTTTCAAAAGCTTTACAAAAATATCAAGCTGAAACTGGATATGATATGTCTAAATATCAAGCTGAATTACAAGCTAATATTCAAAAATATCAATCTGACTTAAGTAGAAATCAATCTGATTTTGAAACTAGTATAGCTAAATATACTTCTGAGATACAAAGAGTGTCATCAGACAATCAATCAAAGATTGCAAAATTTAGTGCAGAAGTTCAAAACTATTCTGCACAATCACAAAAAATTATATCCAAAATACAAATATATGTAGAGAGATATAATGCATTAAAAAAAGAATATAATGAGGCATTTATGTTAATGAGTCCTCAAAGACAACAAGAACAAGGAAGGAGACAATAATGGCAGATAGAGCTCAAGGAGCAGTATCGTTTACACCTATTGTTACAATAGCTGCAGGTTTAGATGCAGATGCAGATGCGGTTGATGTTATACAACATAATATTAAACAAGCATTAGGCGGAGAATTAACTTTTACAGTACAAGATGGAGACGATAATTGGTTTTATGCTCCTAATGTAATAGTTACAAATTCATCAGAAGAATTATTTGGAGCTAGTGATGATAATACTGATTTAGTAGGAGCATCAGGAGACCAAACTAATGGCCCGAATGAAGCGGCGGGAAATGCCGTAACATATACTGATGATTCCACGGCTGATTGCTCAGCAGATAAATTATGGTTTTTATTTGTAAAAAATACAGGCACAAGTGATACTGATAATACAAGTACTACTAATAGCGTTTATATTAGTTTAGATACAACGGCAGCGGCATATAATGCACTTGATAATATAGAAGTTAAAGCAGGAGAAGCATGGATGGGCAATATAGCTGGACCTCTTTTACAAAGCGTATTTATTATATCAGGCCAAGCTAGAGGTGCAGGTGCAGCGGCAAGTGTTAATAGTAACACTTCAGTTAGATGTACAGTTGCAGCTATTATAGAAGATGTAGCATAAGGAGTTAATTATGAAAGTCCAAGAATTAATGGAACGAGTTGGTATTAAAGAAACTGGTAAAGCTGTTGCTTATATTAAGGATGCTTTAGAGGAAATTAATACTATAGCTGAAACACATGTTAAAACTGCAAGAATTAACATAAATGAAGATAAACGTTTTTATGATCTGCCATTTGATGCTATACAAATAAAAGAAATCAGATGTAAAAATCATTTAAATAGTAAAGATGAATATAGACAAGTACCAAGGTTATTATACAAACCAACAGTTAAAGATGGAGATGGTATATAATGGCTAGTGTAAAACAATATGCATATTATATGGAAGGTAGTAAAATTGCTTTAGTAGAAAAAGAAGCATCATTTGATAATGATCCTAATTCTAAAGACTATGGTCCAGGAACAGATAAATTTCAATGGAAGTCTCCTTTAGTGGACGTTTCTGAAGGATTGGAATTATTATATTCATATTCTCCTATATATAAGATATGGACAGCACCCACTGTAGATGTTAATAAATTCTATATTAATGGTTGGACAGTAATAGATGGGTATTTAACATTTTTAAGACATAATTATAATCAAGCTCATGTAGATTGGACTTCCTCTCCAGAAAGTACAGTTACATCTTTAAGTGCTGGTGATACAGGAGGACAATCATTAGACTATATATTAGTAGGAGGTAGTTCTAGGTGGAATGGTATTCATCAAGTTAAAACTGCTGGTACTGAAGGAACTTTACAAACATGGACAAGAGTATCTAATGTCAACATGCCACATTGGAGAGATATACAAGTAGATTTCACTATTGCTGAAATAATAGATGGAGGTGATTCAACAGTATATTTAGCAGATTATTTCTCAGCAGGAGATTATATATGGATTTCAGGATGCGATTCTCCAACTAATAATGGACTTTTTTCAGTATCATCAGTATCGCAAAGTCATGGTGCAGGTTCTAGTACAGTCACAGTAGGAAATTCATATAATGCAGTAAAATCTAGTGATAGTGTAAGTGCATCAACTGGATTAGACAATGAATATATAGGGACTCCTGCCTTCACAAATGATACTGATGAAAGTGATATTAATATACATAAAGCAGAAAGAGATTTTGCATATGTAATATCTAATGTAAATGTTTTGAATGATGAAGCTGATATTATTGACTTACCAGAATATCTTTCTAAGGCTGCTGTTGATTATGTAAAAGCTAAGTACTTAGAAGATGGAGGACAATTTAAGGAAGCAGAATATTTTATGGTTAAATTTAGAAAGCAAGTAGAAAAATATAACAATAGATTAGTATCAGGAGCGAGAATGATCTCTTCTGGTCCTTATGGGATACGATAACAATAAACAAACCCGTTCACGCACTTGCCAGTGCTTAGGGTAGGAGGTAAATAATGGCACAGACTAATTTACACAATTATAGTGTACAAGAAAAACTTAATAAGATGGACATTGATTTAATAGATGTAGTATGTGCTCCAGATGCAGATAATGCTGGTGCTGGAACTTCAGGAGATTTATTATTTAATGTAACAGAAATACCAAATGCAGTAGCAGTAAAAGGTGGATCAGCAATACTTCATTCAGTAGTCGCAGTAAGTAGCGGTACTGTAGTAACAGGAGCTTTTGATTTAGCATTTACATCAGATAGTACAGCTTTAGTTGATGAAAGTGGTGATGCTGAGACTGGAGATATAGTTCTAGGAGGTTCCTCAGACATTGATGCTACAGCTGCTGTAATAGAAGGACATTTGGGATTTGTTAGTTTTCCATCTTTAACTCAAGTAAGTACATTGGCAGCAGTACAAAATCAAAATAATCTTGGTATTGTATGTAAAGCAGCTTCTGATTCAACTAGTCTATATGTATATGGTATTGTTAAAAATACTACAGACTATGTAGAAGGAAGACTTGTACTTAGATTAGGATTTATAAAAGACTAATGTTTACAAAAATGAAAACTATATTATCTGAACAATATAAAGATATATATTCTATATTTTTTGATGATAGTTTAGGTGCATCTATTGAAGAAATAGATACAGATAATAGTTTTACTATAGGAACAGATGATTTTTCCTTTTCATTTTGGATTAATATGCCTAATGCTGGTGGTCAATATATATTCGGTAAAACTGAAGATGCTAGTGATAGATGGTATCTTAAAACTCAAAGTAATGATGATCTGAAATTCTTTAGTAAAATTGGAGGTTCTGCTAAAATAAATGCTACATCGAGTAATAATATATTATCAGATGATACATGGGCACATATAATAGTAACAGCAAATAGAGATGGAAATATGGTATTTTATAAAGATGGAGCAGCATTTGGATCCGCAGCTGATATATCAGGATCAGAAACAGATAATTTTGATGTAGTTGGAGATTTTAATATAGGACATGCTTATGTGAGCGCTGATGTAGAAGGTAGTTTTTATATGTCTGATTTTGCTATATATGAAAAAATAGCTCTTTCAGCAGATCAAGTTACAGCTATATATAATGAAGGGAAACCTTATAATCATAAAAAGGGAGTTGCAGCAGATAATCTAAAATTATGGTATAGAATGGGAGATGGATTAGAACAAGGTCAAGAATTTACAATATATGATATGAGTGGAAATAATAATCATGGAACAATGG